TAGCATTAGATACAGCATTACCTTTCTTACCGTCAGTAAACTTATCCAGATACTCTTGCAAGTGCTTCACGAACATCTTGTAATTCCTTTCTTAGCTCACCATTCAACTCTTGATGTTTTTTATTTATCTCCTCTAACTCTTTCACTCTTGCTTTTAATGTTTCTATCTGTCTATCCAAATCTAACTCTCCTCTGTTATCTTTCATATATTGACTTTATAACTATGTTACCTTAAATTGTCAACTATGGGTTTACCAAAAAGACTTACAGAAATGCAAATGAAGTTCGCAGAATACTATGTATTCGGTGATGAGAACGGACCAATGACAAAAACAGAGGCTGCTACGAAAGCAGGGTACAGTCCAAAGAGAGCTAGACAGGAAGGATCAGAACTATCAAACCCAAAATTATCTCCACTTGTAGTAAAATACATGGGAGAACTGAGAGAAGAAAGACTTAGAAAACATGAAGTGACTTATGAAGGTCACGTTGCAGAACTTGCAAGACTCAGAGAGGCAGCGTTGAAGAAAGGATCTTTTTCTTCTGCTGTAAATGCTGAAGCCAACAGAGGCAAGGCAGCAGGATTATACATAGACAGAAAAATAATAAAAACTGGGAAACTAGAAGACATGTCAGAACAAGAACTAGAAGCAAAGATGAAACAAATTTTAGACGACTACGGGTCTCTGATAAATGTAACTCCATCTACAACTTCTGAATCTTCTTTACCCAAGCCCGAGGAATCATCGTCCGATCCCCAAAAGTAATACCGTCTTCATCCTTATCGTAAGACGCAAATAATTTTATCGACTTACTATCTTTAGAATATAACCAACCCTCATTAACAGGCTTTGCTAATTTCATTTTATCAAACTCTTTGTCGGTAGCCCAGCCAGAGTCACTGACACAATCGATCCACTCCACTCTGACTTTCGGATAAGGTATATCCGGAGTTGCTGCTGTGATGATAGCTTTTCTTCTTTTCCTAGGCATACCCTCTTATATCAGTTTTGTATAAGGGATCTAGAAAGTTTTAAGTTAGTGAGACAAAAACAAAACGTTTCGCGGAAGGCCTTTCTGTATAGTGACAAAATAATTTGTCTACCTAAACATGATTTGTCACCTAATTTGTCTACCCTAAAGTCATATAAATCAACACTTCTAGACCAAAACGACAAAAAGACACTTTTTACTTGCTACTTTTTTTCTAAAAATTTTTTAAACTTTTTAGATCTCTTATAGTAAGTCCTTTGCCTTTTTTTCGCCATAATGTCGCCTCAAAGCTGCCAATCTATCCTCAGCGCTTGAAATTTTTTGTAACATTTTGTCAACTTCACCTAATATATCCGTATGTTCCGGTATAATTAAGTTGTGGTCGTTGATACAATCTATTCTATACAATGCATCTTCTATTTCTGCATCATATCGCTTCATTAAAGCTTTAAACATTTTGTCGTTCATATTTTCTCCTTAATAAAAGCTGCATATGCAGCATACGCAGCTTTTTAGTTTTTAGTTTAAAGTTACGTTCTCCCCATTGTCTTCGTATCTTTTTTCCCTTACGAATTGAATAAGGTCCATTCTCTTCGATTTGTTAATCAAACCACTGTTATACACATTGTCGAATTGATTAATAAAATCTTGAGCTGAGGTAGCCATGGCAACTTTTCCTGCTTTTGTTCTTAAAGCAGTAACTAACCTTTTAAAATCATACTTAGGATGTTTGTTCATCATCATGTATGCTCTTATAATTGGTCGTTTTATTCTACCATCTGAATTAATCATATCGTTTATTCTTTTAATCTCTAAAAGAGTCTTATCAAAACTTTTCAAAGATTCGCTTGATATGCTTAAATCACCATTCTTGAAAGAGTCCGTCATTTCTTTCGTAGTGCCGGCTTTTCCAAAGAATAATCCAATAGTTTCTATTACTGGAGTACCATACTGATCCATTTTACTCTTAAATAACTTATAATCAGCTTTGTTTCTTACACAGTGAAAGTTTAGATAATCTTTAAAACCCCAGTTTTTTCTACCAGAATTAATTAAAGCCATATCTAAAGCGTCTTTAGACTCTGTGATTATGTAATAAACCTCAAGTCCTAACTCTTTCCTAGCTTCGAAGGTGTGATGGCCCTCTCTTATATCTCCATCTTCTGTCACAAAGATAGGTAGTTTTAAATCTTTAGCAGCTATTGACTTTTTTATTGTCATAACATGCGAAGGATTTATTTTTCTATTACCTTTGGTTTTTTTAAACCAACGATAATTTTTAGTTTGGAATATAACTCCAAACTTTTTTGCTTTTTTATTGTCAGACATTTCTGTCTCCTTTCAATTGCATCGCGCTTTGTACACGTGTCGATGTTTTACGTGATTCATTTTTACTTAACGAATTCTTCTGCAGCCATTTTAACATTTGCTTTCTCCTTTTCATCATGCTGTAATTCATAATACATATCTAATCGTTTTAGAAATTTGTGTTTCCACTGCCTCAATTCGGCCCCATTTACTTTGAACTCTTGGTAATATAAATCTGGAGTACAAATCATTATAACTCCTTGTTTTATAACACTATTATGGACATAGTCATGAGCCATGGCATATGCTGCAATCTGCATAAAGTAGTCTTCTATCCAGTCTTCTCTCTTAGGTCTGTTAGCTTGTTTAAAGTCTACAATAGACTCCATACCATTGTGCATGCAAACCAGGTCAGTAGACCCAGCGTATAGCCCAGGATAATACAACGTGACTTCCGAGCCATAAATTTCTTCGACCGGTGTAAGACCCACGTCAATAACTTTTTCGGCCATGGCTTTCGCCTTCTGTCCGAGTTCTGTAAGATCATCGTAGCCAGTTCCTTGTACATAACATTCGAGGAATTTGTGCATACTAGTGCCCCGCTTACTAGATAGATTTTTGATTCTGTCTGCTTCTGCTTCTCCAACTTTGGCCTTCCAGTCTTTTAAAAATTGTTGATCTTTGGTAGCGCCTAATATCGTAGTTACAGACGGAAGTCTAGAACCATTTACATCATAGGTCCGTGTTCCGTGGTCATCGTGCCGTGTACCAGTGACATAGTCATACTTACCACTCCACTTAATCGGTTTACCAATACTATGGTATTCATTTAAATCTTTATCTTCCATCATAAAAACCTATTTATACAGTAATAAACTATCAAAGCAGCAAGGACAAAGCAAAATACATTATACCCAAACATACCGAATCCAAATGCAGTGCTCATTTACCTATGCTCTTTTTCCATTTATCATAACCCTTAGACCAACTTTCTTCTTTTTCTTTTAATATTCGACCATAGTTAGGCCAACCAAAGTCATCGTGAGACTCGTCCTCGTACCGCCAACGTATGACACCAGTTGATGGATTATATTCAAATATTTTACGTCTCATAGTTTCTTTTTCAACTCTTTTAAATATTCTTTATTCTCTTCATCCTGAGATTTTTCTTTTACTAAAGCACCTTTTTTAATTTGGTTCAAGGGTGCTGAATCATGAACGTTACCACTTACAGATACACGTACACAGTCAGACTGAAAAGGACATACCCAATGTTTTAACCATGCCGGAAAGATAAGCATATCTCCTTCACCAGGAAAATATGATTGATAACTTACACAGTCTCTAGGTCCTTCTCCCCACATAAACTGTATGCCTCCAGGTCCACAACTCTTACCTTTATATTTTTTATTTTCTTCTTTTAATTTATCCGGTATCGATAAATAGATTACAAAGGATAATTTACCATCGTGATCATGTGGTGGATTAAATTCATGTTGACGTTGAAAATTACACCACAAAGCAGATAATACATACTCTGGTTTTTTCTCAAACTTTTTATTCTGATATCGTTGAAAGCATTGATCGTACACACCAAGATAAGGTGATAGATAAGGTATTATCTTTTCTCTAGATTTATCACTGTAACCTGTTTCTTTTCTAATCTGTCCTGCTAATCTTGAGCTAAAATCTAATTCATTCTTCATAGCTTCATCTAATAATATTTTTTTAAAATCATCCTTTATATTTAATCTTACAACACATGGTCCCCAGTTATATGTACTTACTGTTATTTGTTCGTCTTTCATCTTGATCGCTCCTTATAATATTCATGAAAGTCTTTGTCTTGAAAATATTCATTTATAACTTCTACCGGTACTTGACCCGTTACAATACAATCATAAATATTTTCATAATCTTCTTTCTTTACTTTCATTCTAGTGCCATTGCCTTTCTATAGCTATCAAGATCAATTACTTTACCATCAAAAATTTTACCGTCGTAATGATCAATAATTTTTTGTATTTTATCTAATTTAACGTGAGCATATGGCCAAATCAAACAAGATAAATAATAAGCTTGTCTAAATCTTACGGTGTATGTCCATCGATCTTTCCAATGTGCTTTGACACTTGGGGATCTGTTTCTCTTTCTAACTGTACCAACTTTTAATGTGCCATGAATCCATCTTAATATAGATTGATTAGTCATTTCGATACGCATGGTTATCTGCATAGCATTAGTTATATACTTTCCTCTTTTTTCTTTCCGTCTTTTAAAATCTACACTACCTTCGCCATCAAACAAACCAGCAATGTAAGCTATATCAGTGTCTTTCATGTGTAATTATCCATCTTAAACTTGATGTTACTGGATCAAACCCATCAAACTTACTAGTGCAGTTTGTTACTGTCAACATTAGTATCATGAATATCATTACCCTCAGTTGTTTCATAGTATTCTCCCTCTGAATCGCAATTCCAACATTGAAACACTTTACTTTTTCCTGTGTATATTTTTAATTTAACATACCCATTACCATTGCAAGTATTACATATCAGATGTTTAACTCTAGCCTTTTTTAATTTTGCCATTGAACTTTTTTGCTTTCTCGTTTGCAATTGCTTCTATTGTTTTAGACACGGACAACTTTGCATCGGGCAATAATATCTTTGATAACGCTTCTAAAACCCTGTATGTTTCTTTAGTTAAAGAAACATTTTTATATTTACTCATATCTGTCATGATTGGTTCCTTTCATATTGTGGGTTAATATAGGATAAATTGTAGGATTGTCAATGAAATTTTTGTTAAGTTTAATTATTTGTTCACAAGTACACACCACGTGTATGCCCGCCTATCAATGGCCTGAAACATTTAATACTTCCTATGATTGTATGATGTTTGGTTACGAAGAATCTATGAATAAAATGAAAGAGATTGGTCGAAGTGAGTCTAACAAACACGGTATTTATATTAGATTTGTTTGCACTCCAGAAGAGATGATTTGACAATAGTATAGTATTATGTTATGGGTTAATTTTCCCATCTTTAGCCTACCCTTACTTTTCCCTCTTTGGGGTAGGTGTTTCTTGATCCCACATCCAAAGTAAAAGTACGGCAGGCAGTAGTAATAAACTACTTACAAATACAGCCAATAAAATCGCCACTGCCATCCTTCATTACATGTACGTTGAACGGTGGTTCGTGGTACGTGGTTAAATGTAAACGCAAGATATCACATAAATTCATACAATCTATTTTACTTAATAATTCTATACCCGCTGTCATTTCTTTTGTAACAGCTACCAAAGTATAAAGTCCATCATTAAGTAATATTAGATCCATAAGATTTAGTTCCCCACTTTAAAATATTTTTTAAACCGGGAGCAGATATTTCTATATGAACACCATATGGTTTCCATGCCTTTTTTACAAGGTTTAATTCCAATAATAAATTAGACCATTGTTTTTGTGAGATACCTTTTGGTTTAATTGTGATTACTTTTTCTTTCATATGGTAATAACTCCTCCCAATAACCAAATTGTCGTTGGATGCTTTCAAGAAAGGGTACATTTCTTGTACCATATCTCTTTATAAAAAGTCTTCTTATTAATTTAACTGGTTTATCCCTAGCAAACATTCTTTTTATCCAAGTATAAGCATCTAGTTTATTTCCTGATGAATCGTGTAGTTTCATATAAATTTAATGGTTATTACTTTTTCTTTCATCCGCTTCTATTTCTCTTAACTCTTCTCCAAGTTGATTTCTATCTTGTTGAAGTTTTAATTGCATATCTGATATAGCACTTAGTTTTGCTAGTATTGCTATTTTATCTATTGTTTTGTCTTCCATTGTTTCTCCTGTATGTTGTGGGCAGTTATTAATGGTGATGCCCAGCACCAATATAATCTAGGATATTATTTGATAATTGTCAACGTCTAAATTTACCCATTCTTTTTTCGTGTTTATTGGGGCTCTTCTTATGCCTGCCAGGCCTCTTTTTAGGCTTCTCTCTTGGGGCTGTGGATATACCAAACTTAGCTTTCTTTGCCATCGCCAAAATATCCGTCAACCTCTGATTGTAATGTTTCTTTGTGTAAGTGAGGTATGTATCTTATACAACCATTAACATGTTGCTCTAAATCTGCGCCACATGTCATGCATTTAAAATATTGTCTAGTCAGGCCTACCAACATTGTATACTCATCACATGTTGGACAAACACCATTAACTATCTCCGCGTGAAATTTTATATTTTTTTCGGTCATAATTTTTTTTACTCTTTACCACTTTTTGTTTGAAATGTCTAAGCTGCTTCGCAACAGGGTTTCTTTTCTTATTGGCTTTCTTCATTGTAGTATTAGTTTTTTAATTGATTTTTCACCTAAATATATTTCTGTTTCTGCCATACCCTTATAGCATTTGTAGGAAATAGACTCACTATACTGGCGTTCTGCATGGCGTTTTGAGCGGAGGCACGCAGCCATATTATCTTGTATACGGTGTTCTTTAATTTCTCCGTTGTAAAACATAAGAAGAGCTACAACAAACTCGGTCATTTTCCATTACCATTAGTGTATTTCATTTCTCTGTTTTGATCTTTTAATTTTTCTATATCAACTAAAACTTTATCCATCTGTCCTCGTAAAAATTCTATATTTACTTTGTTTAATGCCATAGATTCTATGTGTTTATTTAACTTATCCGTGGTCTTATAAAGATCTTCGATCATCATAAATTGCTCAGAATCTGCGGGTAGTGCACCAAGTTGACCACGTGGCCATTTTATTCTAAACTCTGTATTCTCCTCTAAATCTTTTGACATCAACTCTAGTTTCGTTTGAGTTTGATTTAATGATTCATGTAATCCAAAATAAGCCCAAGTCCCAATTGCAACCATCGCGATCAAACTAGCAACCGTCTTCATAGGCATTTGCACGGCAGCCTCCTCGCTTATATTTAAAGGTTTTTTATTCATCTTTAGGTTTTGGTTTTGGTAGTATATACCCTTCTGGTGGCATTTTCAACGTGCTGTTATTATTGTCCATGCTTTTAGAATCTGGATTAGCCTTAATATAATCATCTTTTAATTCATCCCAAAGACTGCCTGTAGGCATAGTTTCTACTTCATCTACTTCTGGCACCACACCT